GTGCTGCATAGCGCCTGCGACGATACCCCCGAAGGGGCCGCAACCATCGACCCACAAAAAAGCCCCCAGCGGCCTGTATGGCCCTCTGGAGGCTTCTCGCGATCTTCGTCCCACTGTCCCGCCACCAACTCAACCCGCGCCCCGATCTGCCCAAATGGAACCGCTCCGGGCGTCTCTCTGCCGCTCTCCCAGGATCATCAGCACCGCTGACGGTTAGGTCACGAAGTTGCAGTGGTTCCGCCGCGCTTTGGCTTCACCGGCGCAGCCGGGTCCACCATCTCTAATGGTGGACTCTTGTGCAATGGATGCACTTTTGGGGGGATTTCAGGCTTCGAGCTCTAGCATCAGCTCGCCTGATGCGCTGACCTTCGCGCAGGGTGTGGCGCTCTCCAGGATGAAGTGCGCCAATTCGCTGTCTTTGATTGGCATGCGTCCCTGCTTGACCAATAACTTATTGATTTCTATGCACTTTTGTCTGAGCGCTTCTTGCTCTGTATTCGACAGGCGCAGGGTGGCAGGCATCGTCGTTTGACCCATATCAAAATCACCTCGTGAAGTGTACGTGCATGCATGTGATTTGTATTGACGCATGCAAGTTCACCGGTATACATTCCGCCGCAATGTGATTTGCATGCATGCATGCACAGGCGAATGGACTTCACACATGCTCGACAAAATCCACCTCTTCGTGCCGTTTCGCGTCGATGCCATTGCTACCAGCACTGGCAAGCGTGGCAACGAACTGTTGGTGGTCGATTTGGAAGCCCTGGGCGTTCCGCTTCGTGCTACCAGCGTGCTTGCAGACGGGAAGGGTGGTTATCAGGTCGAGGACATCAGCCACGCCTGGGAAAGCCTGTCTACCGGCTTCACGCCGCTCGCCTTCAAGGTGTTTCACCAGTCCCTCGGAAAGCGTGTGCAGCCCGGCGTCGAGCTGAAAGCCAGCCCGGCCAAGCTGCTCCAGGGGCACAACGTTTTCGGGCCGACCTCGATCCGCAAGGGCGGGGAGGTCATGTTGAAGTGGCTTGCCGGGTCCTACCCGAAGCTCTGGGCCTTGCTGGACTGGCAGGCCGCCGAGGTCTACGGCATCGATTGCACCTATTCCGCCCGCCTGCCCGACGAGCGCACCGCGCTCCAACTGATCCAGGCGCTTCGCGGGGTCAGCAACGGCCAGACCCGCAACCGTGGTGACGACTACGAAACCACGGCTTACTGGGGCTCCAAGGAAACCCGTCTTCGCAAGCTCAAGGCCTACCTCAAGGGCCCCGAGTTTCGCCGCCAGCTCGATGAAGCCATCAAGGCCGCTCGTGCCTACGGCGGCGCCAACTTTGTTCCGTCCCAGGCGTTCGCGGCTCACCGGCTGCTGGCGGTTCTCCAGAACCCGGCGCTCCAGGAGTGGGCGGAAAACCTTCTTCGTCTCGAAGCCACTGTCATGCATCGCTGGCTTGAGCGCAGAAACATCCCGACGAATTTATGGGCCCTGTGCGACTACCAGGAGCGGCTGGAAGAGCAGGGGAGTTGTTTTATTCAGTGGTGTTGGGAACAAGTAACCAAAGAACTGTTTGCGGCCTTTGAAGGTATCTCCATGCGAGTAATTAACGATGAAAAAGTGCTGGCCGCACTTAAAGCCCGTTGGACGAAGTTCGGAAAGAACGGGAACGCCAATGAGACAGTTGCTCTCAACCTGTTTCGCACATACCGCAGCATTAAGGACTACGGCTGGCAGGAAACTATGGATTCCATGTCTCGCCGCACGTTCTATGACCATGTTGGCAAGATTTGCGAATGCGGACTCTCAAAGGCCGCTTTGCAGAAGTTGAAGATGGATGACCAGAAGAACAACGTTGTCCCGATTCTGCGCTTCCTTCAAGTCGATTTCAGCGCTCAGCGTCCAGGTTGGTACGTCGAGCCATCGGTGGAAGCCGCATGATCGCCGCAACTATGAATCTCCTGGTCGTCACTATGTGCGGACTGTTGGCAATTCACTTTCTCGGGCGCTGGGCCCGTTCTTAACCGAGGTAATCGTTATGTTGGTACAAATGGGCCTGTGCAAGGGCGTAACTTCGAAAGAAAAGAACAACGGCATTATCGAACATTACCTGGTGCTTACTGCTCCTGGTAAAGACCAGTTTGGGCAGGAGGTCGAACATTCGATTGGCCTCAAAGTTTCCAAGCGTCAACTCGATTCGGGCATTGAAAATGCCTACAAGAAGTACATCGGCCAGCAAGTATCTGTCCCGGTATATGCCAAAGCGTGGAAGGCCAAGACCGGCAACGCTTTTGGCCTGGACCTGTGGCTCTCTGATGACGGCCTTCCCGTACCAGTTCAGCGCGTACAACCGCGTCCCGCTGCTGTATCTGGCGGTAACTAAATGAGTTCCGGCGCTCTCATCTGTGAGGGATCAGTAACCATCGCAAATGATGGCGCCCCATTGTGTTCAGGGGTATGGCGTTTAATGGCGCTCCCCGAACCATTCGACCCTTCGCAACTTCCGATGGAGGAACTTGTTTCAATGTTCACTTACGGCTTTGGCCTTGTGGCTCTTTGCTGTGTAGTGGGCATTGTTGGTCGGATGCTACTTAACGCAATACACAACCCAAACGAAAAGGAGTAACACCATGGAAGCAATGGTAACTGCGGTAACTGGCGCTGTTGATTTCGCAACTATCGTCACCGGTGCTGGCACCATCTTCGGCGCACTCGCTCTGTGCTACGTCGCGTTCAAAGGCGGTCAGATGCTGATCGGCGTTCTGCGTCGTTAATCGGCGTGCGTGAACTTGGGGGCCTTTTGGCCCCCTTTTCGTTTGGAGCCAATGATTATGTCAATGATTGATCTTTATATGTGGTCGTTCTTGATGCTTGGCGCTCTTTGCGGCTACTCCATATTTGGGAGGGTTTGAAATGAGCCGTCGCTTAATCGCTTTTTATCTTTTCTCTCTTGTCTCATTGTTTTCCGCGCAGTCTGCAATCGCTGCTCAGTGTTATAAGGCTTGGAACGCGACTATTACCAAGACTGCCTCCTCACCAACTGCTGCTTGTACTTCGTTGCTCACTGCTGCTGGTATTAATTTCGAAAACCCCGGCGCTGCCAGTTCTGGCCGTTGCTATTACTATAAGCCCGGCGTTGCGGGTAGCTATACGCTTTATGGTAACTGGGCCGTTACTGAGTGTGGTCCGGCAGCAGATGCTGGTGAGGCATGTGAAGGCACTGAGCCTCCTCTCAGTGGCTTTGGGCATATCAAGGATAAAGATGGTGCCTGCGTAGATTTTACGCGTGCTGACACTCCTTCCCAGTGCAAGAGCCTCGGTGGTACTTCAGGTTTCACCAATGTTCAGATTTCATTCGGTAGTGATGGGAATCCTATTCCGCCGCCGCCCATGACTGTACAAGGCTGCGCCGCTGTTCCCGGCCCAACTGCGCATTGCAAGATGGCTCCTGAGCGCTGTACCTCTGGAAAGGGTCTTGGAATTTGTATGCAGGCCAGCACCAACACGTGCCGTATAGCCGTATCGTTTACTGGTGCACCTGCTGGCGATGGTTCCATTTTGCCGATTGGCGGCAATGGCGAGGATGGTGTCTGTCCGCCCGGCGTAGATTGTTCTCCCGCTACTCCGCCAGATCAGCGCGAGGATAAGCCGTGCAACTATGTTTATGACGGTGAAGGTCGCAAGGTCTGTGATTCATCGCAATGGCAGGCGAAGCCCGGCGAAACAAGTTGCGGGTTAGTTAACGGTCAAATGACCTGCATCGGTAAGGCTCCCGCTTCGAACGGCATCAATATCGGCACCAAGATCGAGGAAAAACAAAACGCCGATGGCACTACCACTACAACCAAGACGGATACTGTCACTGAAACGAATTGCAACGGTGCTAATAGTTGTCAGACAAAAGTAAGCAATAACAAAACCGTTGTTATTAAAGATGCAAACGGCAATAAGGTATCGGAGTCTGGCGAATGTACCGGGCCTCATTGCACTACCGGTTCCGGTGATACAAACGGTGATGGCCTTTCCGACTGTATCGGTCCGAACTGCAAAGGTGAGGAAGAAGGCGAGGATGATGAGTTTGCCGGTCCTGAAAATGACGAAGTAGCGACTATTGGCGATGCTACAGCCGACTTCATGAGTCGCATTGAGGGTGCGCCGATTGTTGCTGCCGCAAGTAATCTATCGTTTGGCTCGGGCGGTTCCTGCAACTTCGGTTCGTTCACTGTGCCGATTCTCGGAACGCTCTCTTTTCAACCGATGTGCTCATGGGCTGCTGATTGGTTCGCGCCTATCCGCGCCATCATGCTTTGTTGTTGGGCGCTCGTCGCCGTCCGCACTTTCTTCGAGGCGTAATTTATGCTCAGTGATTTTGCAGAGTGGTTAAAGGAACTTCTGCTGTGGATTCCTCGGCAATTGTGGGAAACAACCCTTTCGGCGTTGGCTGCTGCGCTTGAGGCCATACCGGTTCCTGACTTTGTAACCAGTGCTCAGGGCTACATGAATGGCATTGGTGGCAATGTTCTCTGGATGCTCAATATATTCGCTGTCCCTGAGGGTATGGCGATGGTTATGTCGGCTCTGATTCTCCGTTTCCTTGTTCGTCGCATTCCGTTGATCGGGTGACCTATGGCTATCGACGCATATACCGGACTCCCTGGCAGTGGCAAAAGTTATTCGGTGGTCAAGTTTGCGATCCTCCCCAGCCTTAAGCAGGGTCGACTGGTCATCACCAATATCCCTCTGACGGAATTGGCACACGAAGAATTTCCCGGCCTTATTCGCCAGCTCCCGCACGACTGGTATCGGGACGAAAAGCTGTTTGAGACGGTTCCCAATGGTTCCGTTGTGGTCCTTGACGAACTGTGGCGGCGCTGGCCGAAGGGCATGCCAGCAGCCAAGGTGCCATTCCGCGACAAGGAGTTTTTGGCCGAGCATCGGCACCTTGTGGACGAGGAGGGAAACAGCACGCGCATTGTTTTGGTAACTCAGGATCTCGACCAGATTGCCGCCTTCGCCACAATGCTCGTGGACACCACCTACCAGAGCGTCAAGCTGTCCGCGCTCGGCTCCAACAAGCGGTTCCGCGTTGATATCTATCAGGGTGCTGCTAAGGGCCAGCGTCCGCCCAAATCTCGGCTCCTGCGCAGTGTCTACGACACCTACCAGAAGCAGATTCACCAGTACTACCAGAGCGCGACCAAGAGTTTGACCGGTCAGGTCGGTGACGAGTCCAGGGCGGATAAGCGGGCCACCATTTGGCGATCGCCGCTCATGATGTTCACGCTCGTCTCTCCGGTGCTGATCGGTTTGCTTGTCTGGCAGATCGGCAAGTTTTTTGCCAATGGCATGACCTTCAAGGAGCCTGAACCGGAGCCTGTTGCAGAGGTTGTTCCAGCGCCTGCTCCAATCGCATCCACTCTCACCAATCCATGGCCCGACGATATGCAGATTGAGGCGCAGCCAGTTTCAGCGCCGCCGCCTGAGCCTGCTCGGCTTTCCTATTCGGACGTTTGGCGTGTAGTTGGCCATATGCGCCGTAGCGAGCCTGATACCGGCAAGATGGCTGATGTGGTCATGCTCACGTCGCTTTCCGGTGTCCGGTATGAGCCTATGGCCAACTGCGAACAGATCAGTATGGGCTTCAACTATCAGTGCGAGATTGACGGTCGTTTGGCTACGCCCTGGAGCGGTCCGATCAACCAGAACATGGCCGGGTATGTTCTTGGTGGAGCCTCCGAGACCGTTAACGCTGGCCGTCAAGCGGTAGGGCTTGGGACCGAGCGTAGCGCAGGGACCGAAGCCCGTACCGCGCAGCCGTCCATCGCGCCAACCATCTGATGGATGACCTTTCGAAATACACCGACGACGATCTGCGCGAGCTGTACAACTGGTTAACCACGCAGCACCGGCTTGTTGAAGATGAACTGGCTTGGCGCTCACGCTGTGAAGACCTGGACCAGGACAGATGAGGCGCTTCGCATAATGGAGATTATGAAATGATCCTGACTTACGAGCTGGTCGATAACCCCGGCTACGAGTATGAAGACGAAGTTCAGACCCAGTTCGATGCGTGTGTCAGGCTTCAGTCAATCGAACCGTTTTGTGTTTGGTGGCAACTGACGGATGGCTCTGGTGAGCTTGTCATGTCGTCTTAGGCGTTTCGCATAATGGCCTGAGCTTATGTTTGGCGGTGTCCGGATAATCTGCGAAGCTCCGGGCGCCGGTGAACATAGGCTCGATTATGCGATGCGCTATTGACCTCGAAACCCGCCTGATCAAAACCGCCGAGCTGTATGCGCCGGGCCGCAAGGGCTCCGACGCTGTGACGTGGATCCTCGACGACTACCCCCGACTGGTCGCTGAGGTCCGCGACCTGAGAAAGCGTGTTGCCCAGCTCGACGACGAAGGTGCCCAGCTCGATGCTGTCCTGCATGAGTTGCGGCAGATCGCTGAGCGAATCAACCTGCTCTGACCTGTCCTGCTGGCCTCGACCTCGCCGCTCGCGGCGATTAGTCGCCTGCACTGCCTCC